CTGTGGCTGCGGCGGTCTGGGCCGTTGCGGCGTCCGTTCCGGTAGTCTGGGCCGCAGCCTGGGCCTCGGCCTGGGCCGCCTCCGCCGCCGTCTTGGCATTCCGGGCCGCCGTCAGCGTCTGGCTCACCACGTCCCCCTGGAGCTGGGCAATGTCCATCAGCTCCTGCCACTGCTCGTCGCCCTCATACCTGTACTGCAGCTGCTCCGTCTGCGCGTCGTACTGCAGCTGTACGCGCTCACCCTGCTCGCCTTTGAGGCTTGCCAGCCACTCCTCCTCGGTGCCCTCGTAGCCGTGCTTCACCGCGATGCCGTATGCGCTGATGTAGTATCCCCGCCACGGATGGCAGCGGCACCGCTCGTCCTCGCCGTTGTCGTAGCACGGACCGTGGGTGTCCGCCGGGCGGTAGTTGAGCGCAAACCACCGGATGTACTCCCCGAAAAATGCGTTGAACACCTGCATGGTGTTCTGGTACTTGTTGTACTCTCCGTTTGCAAAGTCGATCATGGCCGTCAGGTACGTCCAGTATATCTTGTCGTGGGGCGGCTTTACCAGCAGCTCCTTGTCCTTGTCCGTGTCATAGCTGTATGTGATGATCTCCTCGCTTGCCAGCAGCAGCACCTCCGTCTGCACCAGCCCCTCGCACTCGTTGACCCACTGCGTCTTGGCCGCGGCGGAGAATGCGTTGGGCTTGATCTCATCCACATAGCTGATGACGCTCTTCAGAATTGCCATAGTTTCCCTCCTTGTGCGCTGTCACGCTGCGGGCTGGACACGCGGCCGGGTCGCTTTCGCTGCGTCTCGGGCAAAATACGGCTTTGCTGCGCAAATCCTGGTTTTTTACCCTCGCTCCGCTCCAAGCTCCCCTGCGTGTCTGCCCTCCGCGCTTCGTGCTGTCACGCTGCGCCTGCTCGCGACGCCCGGCGCCCTTCAAGGCTCCCTCTGACGAGGGAGCTGTCAGCCGCAAGGCTGACTGGGGGAGAGAGCCCTTCCCCTGCTCCCGGGCTCGCGCTTCGTGCGGAAGCGGGGGCAAAGAAACCATCTCTGCCCCCGCTCGCTGCGGGCCCTTTCGTCTCCCGCCGTTATGCTCTTTAGGTCAGGCTCGACACCAGCGCGTTGTACTTCGTCTTGAGCTCGTTTGCCAGCGTCACAACGGCGTCAAACTCCGCCTTGGTGGGGGCCGCGCCCGCGGCTGCGGCGGCGTTGGCGGCCGTCACCTTGGCCCCGGAGGCGCTCACGCCGCCCACCTTGAGCTCGCCCGTCACCTCGACGTTGGTAAATCTCGTGTAGTCAGCCATTGCGCGTCCCTCCGTTAGGCACCGATCAGCTGGGTGCCGCCGGTCACGCCGCCCACGGCAAACCCGCGCCAGTCGTTGAAGCCCGCGATGAACCGGGCGTAGCCCTTCCAGACGTTGGCGTCGTTGCTGCTCAGCTCGCTGCGCACCTCCAGCTTCACCCGGTCAAGCCACATGGCGCTGCCGTACTCGTCGTTGTAGCGCTTGTCCAGCAGAATCCAGGGGGCGGTGCCGGTGGTGATGTACTGGTTGAGGTAGGGCCAGATGACGACAGTCCACCGGCCGTAGTTGTAGTTGAAGCCGTTGTTGGCGGTGGAGGGGTCTTTGTCCGCGCCGATGGCGGCGAACACATCCCGCTTGAGCTTGTAGTCGTTGGGGATGAGGATGGTGGTGGGGGCCACGTCCAGCACCTCGTCGTTGTCGCCCCGGAAGTCCTGCATCTTGGCCTCCATGGCCATGAGCGCGTCGTTGCTGAAGGCGTCGGCAAACTGGTTGGACTGGTTGGCCTTGCCCAGCTTGCTGGGGTGGTTGGTGGCAAACAGGCACTTGCCGTCTGCGGTCTTTACGTCAAAGGTCTTGCCGGAGAAGGTGGTCTCGGTCTTTTTCTGGATGGCCGCGCCGATGAGGGCGGCGCCGAACTTCTCCCGGGTGCGGTAGTAGCTGGTGATGAAGCCCGCGGACTGCTTTTTCAGGTCGATGAGCTTCGCGTCCTCCACAATCTCCCGGGACAGGGAGAAGCTGTTCTTCCAGGTCATGTGCTCCAGGAACTTGGCAAAGCCCTCCTGCATGCCGTCCACGGGGTAGTTTCCGTTCTCGCCCACGGGCTGGAAGCCGTCCATTGCGGTCATGGTGGAAAACTTCTCGCCCCAGTGGTTGCTGCTGCCCATGTTGAACAGCTCGGGCAGCATGCTCTGCTGCTCAAACGCCTCGCCCCGCTTCTCCAGGAAAAGCTTGATCGGCTCCTGGCTCTTGCCGAAAATGCTGTCCTGAAGGCCGGAGCCTTCGGTAAAGGTGATGTTAGCCATGCTTTGTTACTCCTTTCTCTCGTTCCCCGGTCAGATCCGCACCCGGCACATGCTGCCGCTGGCGGTGCCGTCGATGTACACCACTTCGGCCACGCCGCTGGCGGTGGTGGCCGTCACCTGCATGCCGTCGGCGGCAAGCGTCACCTTGTCGCCCAGCTTGATGCCGGTGGCGGCGGCGGAAAAGGTGGTCTCCAGGATCATGTCCTTGTGTACGCGGATCACGGGGATGATGTCCCCCGCGGTGCAGGCGGTCTCCCGCTCGCACATGGAGATATAGGTGGGCGCGGTGGTGCCGGTAGCCAGCGCCAGGTTGCCGCCGCTCTGGGTCAGCGCCATGCCCACCTTGGGGGTGATGGCGCCCGCGGGCAGGTACTCAATGCCCGGCACGCGGTTGTCGTCAATGCTGTAAATCTTAAAAGCCATTTCGCTTTCTCCTTTCTTGTTTTCCCTTCTGCTGTTTCAATCCCCCGCCCTTTGCCTCCCTCTGACGAGGGAGGTGGCAGCCGTCAGGCTGACGGAGGGAGAGAGCCCTTTCTGCGTCAGCGGGTTCTTTTCGACCTGTTGTAATGGGTCTGAATCTCTGCGTCTGTGATCCCGGGGTTGAGCGCACGGTACATCTCCTTGACGTCCGCCGGCACGCTCACCGCGCCCGCGCCCCGCTCCTTGGTCTGTCCCATGTGCTGCTTGCCCTGCATGCTGTTGATGGCCGCCTGGCGTGTGGCCGCCGCGGCGCTGCTGGTCAGCGCGTCAAAATTTGCAAGCCGGTAGGCGTCCACCATCGTGTTGCCCTTCTTCACCAGCTCGTAAAACCTCGGGTAGGTCTCCATGGCCGCAAGGTCTTTCAGCTCCCTGATATTGGGATTGAGCTTGCCAATCTCCCGCAGCTGCTCGTCCACCCGCACCTTCGCCTGGGCCTCGTTGGCCTCCTGCTGCGCCCGCTCGGCTGCCTGCTGGGCCTCCTTGGCCTGCCGCACCTCCGGCAGGTCATTCACAAACGCCTCAAACTCCTCGTCGCTCATCCCGCTCTTTTTCATCACGCGGGCCTTGCGCTCTTCGTCGTATCGCTGCTTGTACTCGTCGTACTCCGCCTTCGACGTGATGGGCTTCTTGGTGTACGGGTTCATCAAGCCGCTGCGGCTGAACGCCTCGTCAATGATTTTTCTTGCCTCTTCCTGGGCGTCCGCCTTTGCCTTCTCCACGGCAGCGTCCCGCTCGGCCTCTGCCTTGCGCCGTGCCGCCGCAAACTCGGCATTCCGCGCGTCATCCTGTACCCGCTTTGCCTCTTTGCCCGTCTCGCTATGCTCATCACCGCCGGCGGCAGGCTCCTCCTGCACGGCAGCGTCTGTGTCCTGGTTCTCTTCCCCGGCAGGTTCGGCGGCCTCCTGCTCTTTCGCGCCTTGCGCCCCCGCATCCTCCTGCGGGGAAGTGCCGGAACGGCCGTTCATTTCCGTTCCGGCCGGCTGTCCGGTCTCTTCCCGGGGCGCTTCCGCCCCGGCAGGGGCGGCGAGGCCCTGCTCTTTTCCGCCTTCGTCGATGCCAAACAGTGCGCCGTAGTCGATGTCCATATGTGTGCTCCTCTCCGGATTTTTACGCTTTTCCTGCGAGTTGTTCCCGCCCTTTCGCCTCCCTCTGATGAGGGAGGTGTCGCGGCGGACGCCGTGACGGAGGGAGAGATACCTCCCCCGCCCGCGTCTTTGGGGCCTGCTTTGGTGGCGCTGTCACGCTGCTCACCCTCCGCGACGGTCGCCTTCCCGCCGTCTCAAGGCAAATCCGGCCTGGCTTTGCCCGCCCTGGGTTTTGCCTTTCGCTCTGGTCCAGGCTCCCTGCTCCCGGGCGCTCCGCGCTTCGTGCTGTCACGCTGCGGGCCCTCCCTTTCGCCTCCCTCTGATGAGGGAGGTGTCAGCGAAGCTGACGGAGGGAGAGAGCCCTTATGCGGCTAAGCTCGCGCTTTGCGCTGTCACGCTCGCTTTGGCCGCATTCCCGGCTTGCTCGCGCTTCTTGCGTTACTTCCCGCCCTTGGTTCTCATGTCGCCGCCGGTGTGGACGGTGCCCTTGCCCTTCTTGTTGTCGCCGCCGTAGGGCGCCTTCACCACCTGGGCGCCGGTGTTCTTGATGCTGCCGGCATAGGTCTTTTCAGCCATACTCTGCATCCTCCTTTCCCCTGGTTTCCCTGCCTCTCCTGCTCGCTTATCCCGCGTGGGTGCCCCAGTCCCCCGCATCCTCCGCGCCCGGGAGCCCGGCCAATGCCGGATGGCGTAAATTGTTTCTGTTGGCCTGCCCTTTAGCCTCCCTCTGACGAGGGAGGTGTCACGGCGCAGCCGTGACGGAGGGAGAGATCGTCCCCCGCGC